ACGGCGAGCGCCACACCAAAGATCATTTCGACCAAACGCTCCGGGACATCGCCGCCTACGAACGATACTGCGAGGATCACCCGGAGTTTGAAAACAATGTAACAGAGCTGACCAGTGACCGGATCAAGACGATATATCGCCGGTGCTTGGACAGCAACGACTTTTTGCAGTAAGGAGGACGCACAATGAACGTGCTGGATATGACGATCATCCGCCTGGCCGCAGGGCTTGTGCTGCTGATCGCCGCGAATATTGCCCTCGGTTCCATCAATGCCATCATTGATGGGGAATGGGATCAGACGAAGTTCCGCAACGGCTGCATCAAGAGTGCAGTTGTGGCAGCGGCGCTGGTCGCGGTCTACTTCGCCGGGTACCTCAACCCCGATCTGATGGTAGTGGAGGTCGATGGGCAGACCGTAAACCTGATGACAGCGGTATCGCTGGCTATGCTGGCAGCCTTTACCGCCTATGCCGTTGATGTACTGAAAAAGCTGAAAGATATGCTCTCTACCGCGACACCCGGGGCGGACGCGGCGCCTACTGCGCTACCTTCCGGTGAGGGCAAGGAAGACCATACCTCCCCCGAGGAGGAATGACCTATGAGCAATAGCCCTCTTGTCAGCTACACAAAGCTCAGCCCGAATCACTCCGGGCAGAGGACCCGTAAGATCGACCGCATTACGCCGCACTGCGTAGTGGGCCAGTGCAGCGTGGAGCGGCTGGGAGATATCTTCCTCCCTGCCTCCGGAGAGGCGAGCTGCAATTACGGAATCGGCGCAGACGGCCGCGTCGGTATGTATGTCGAGGAGAAAAACCGATCCTGGTGTTCCTCCAGCAACGCAAACGACCAGCGGGCGGTGACTATTGAATGTGCGTCCGATGGCGCAGAGCCGTACGCATTCCGCGATGTGGTCTATCAGTCCCTCATTACGCTTTGCGTCGACATCTGCAAGCGCAACGGCATCAAGCGCCTCGTCTGGTCGACCAGCAAAAACGACCGCGTAAACCACCTGAACGGCTGCAACATGACCGTGCACAGGGACTACGCGAATAAGAGCTGCCCGGGCGACTACCTCTACAACCGCCACGGCCAGATCGCGGCCGAGGTCAACAAGCGCCTCGGCATCGCGGACGCAGGCGGCAGCACCGGCGGCCAGACCTCCGGCAACACCGAGACCGGCCTGAAGGTCGGCGACGTGGTCAACTTCAAGGGCACACAGCACTACACCAGCGCGGCGGCTAAGGACGCCAAGACCTGCAAGCCCGGCAAGGCCACCATCACGGCCGTCGCGGCCGGCAAGGCGCACCCGTACCACCTGAAGGCAATCAGCGGCGGCGGCTCCACCGTTTACGGCTGGGTAAACGCTGCGGACATCTCGACCGGCAGCACCGGCACGGCAACGAGCTACCGCGTGCGGACGACGGCCGACGTGCTGAACATCCGCAAGGGCCCCGGCACCAACTACGGCGTCGCCGGCCAGATCAAGGGCAAGGGCATCTACACCATCGTCGCCGAAGCCGCAGGCCCCGGCGCGACCAAGTGGGGCAAGCTCAAGAGCGGCACGGGCTGGATCTCTCTGGACTACGTCACGAAACTCTAAAACCGCATAGAAAAGCAGAAACCCGCCCGGAGATCCCGGGCGGGCTTTTCTGTTATGTGGGGCTTTACTCCTCGACGTCAGGATCCGGCGCTTCACAGGCAGCGGCGAGCTCGGCCTCTGTGGGCTGGAACCGCAGCACACGGCCCTCGGAGTCATAGAAACCGCCGAGCAGGATGGTGAAAATATCGACCAGCCAGCCGATCCCGCAGGCCCCGGCCGTCAGCAGCCAGATGACGCCTGTGCCGGTTTTCCCGACATAGAACCGATGGACGCCGAAGAAGCCGAGGAAGATGCACAGCAGCAGCGCCACCGTCTTGCTTTTCGGCGACGTCGGCCGCTGCGCTGCGGGGATGCTGACCGCGCCCTGCTGCGCGCCAGACTTCCCGCCGGAGCTCGTCGTATATGACAGACCCGTCCCGGGGATCCCGACGGTCGTGTGGCTTTTCCCCGTCGTGCTGACCGTGTGCTTCAGGCCCTTCGGGCCGAAGCTGATGCTCGCGCTCTTTTTGTTCAGGTTTACCCGGACACCCGGGGCCACCTTAAAGCTGCGTCTAAACCTTGTACCCATGCTTTTCCCTCCTATGTGCGCTTTTTAGCGTTTAATCATCTTTGGCATAATATTACCACGCCAAAACTGGTAAAGTCAATATTGCATAGTCATCTTTAGCATAAAGGGAGGCGAGGGCTGCGAAAATATACAAACCAGACGGCAGGTGCAACATCTCCGGGGAGAGAGTCAGGGAGGAGCGGCTGCGGGCAAACCTGTCACAGGAACAGCTCGCCTACAAGCTCCAGATCATCGGGCTGGACGTCACGCAGAAGGCCATCAGCAGGATCGAGAACGGCAGCCGAGTCGTCGCTGACTACGAGCTGGACTATCTGGCGACCGCTCTCGGCACCACCATCAACCACCTGCTCGGGAAAGAATGAGAAAACCGCACGGCAGCGACGCCGTGCGGCTTTTTTTGTGGAAAAACGCGGGAAAATGTTGAAAATCTGCCGAATTATGCTTGACATTATAGAGCAAATGCTCTATAATATAATCACAGGCAAGGGATAGCCGAGTACAGAAAGAAAGGAGAGCAAAACCGCGGAAAGGAGGCAAAGCCGTGGATGCTGAGCAGATGAAAAAACTGCTCGAGCTGCTGGAACAGGCTCTAAAGTGTGAACAGGTTGCCACCATTACGATCACAATAAAGCCGAACCAAAAGCCCAAGCAGTAAGGTCGAAGGACGGCGGGAAAAATCCCGCCCGCCGTTCCTTTTCATTATAACCACGAAACCACGGCAAAGTCAAGCGGGAGGAACAACATGGACATCTCGATCAAAGTGACCTACAAAAGCGAGGGGCTGCAAAAGCTCCGCAAGGCTGCCGGCCTGTCTCAGTCTCAGCTCGCCGATCTGGCCGGGATCAAGGTGCAGGTGCTCCAGCAGTACGAGCGCGGTGCCCGGGACATCAACGGCGCGAAGCTGCCGACGCTGCTGAAGATCTGCAACGCGCTGGAGTGCAGGCTGGCTGACATCATCACAGACGAGGAGACGCTCGAGCTCCTGAAAAAGTACGAGGAACACTGACACACAGAAGGGGCGGCCGGCGGGCCGCCCCTTTTCTTTTATCACGGAGGGGAACACAATGGGACAGCACTGGAGCCATCTGACGCCGACCAAGCGCATCCAGCTCGACGCCTTCATCCGCGCAGGAATGAAGCCGACGGACATCGCCAAGGAGCTCGGCGTCCATCATACGACCATCTACCGGGAGCTGAAGCGGTGCACCTATGAGCACCTCAACAGCGACTACACCACCGAGACCAGATACAACCCCGAAGGCGCACAGGCCCGCTATGAGGCCAACCTCCGCGCCAAGGGGCCGGAGCTGAAGATCGGCAACGACTACGAGCTGGCCGACTACCTGATCGCCAAGATCCGCGACGAGAAGTACAGCCCGGAGGCCGCGATCGGTGAGGCCGAGGTCAAGGGCTGGCCCTTCAAGACCCACATCTGCGCGAGCACCGCCTACAACTACATCCGCGGCGAGATCTTCGGCGACGAGCTGACCGTCTCCATGCTGCCGCAGCACGGCAAGCGCCACCAGCCGGAGCGCCCGGCCGGATCCATGCCTCGCAAGCCCGCCGGCCGGAGTATCGAGGATCGCCCTGAGCACATCAACGACCGCAGCACCTTCGGTCACTGGGAGATGGACAGCGTCGAGAGTTGCCAAGGCGTCAGCAACACCTACATCGTGATGACCGAGCGGAAAACGCGCTGGGAGCTCATTATACCGTCGCCGGACAAGACGGCCGCCAGCGTCGTCGCTGCGATTGACGGGCTCGAGGCCAAGTACGGCGACCTGTTCCCGAAGGTATTCAGATCCATCACCTGCGACAATGGCTGCGAGTTTGCCGACGCCGCCGGGATCGAACGAAGCGCCAGCGGCAAGGGCACCCGCACCGAGGTCTACTACTGCCACCCCTACCGGCCGAGCGAGCGCGGATCCAATGAGAACCAGAACGGCCTCATACGTCGGCACCTGCCGAAGGGCACCGACCTGAGCACGATCCCCTACGAGGAGACCAAGCGGATCGAGGACTGGCTGAACAACTACCCCCGCAAAATGTTCGGTTATCTGTGCTCCGAGCAGCTTTTCCGGGAAGAAATCGCCCTCATTCTGGCCTCATAAAAAATATTTTTGCTTTTTTGTGCATTTACTCTTGACAAACGGCTTGCTGTCCATTATCATTAAACGCACAGAGACTCAACTGAGTCGGCTGTGCGTTTTTTCTTTACTACAACCCCATAGGACGGAGGTGAGACTGACGGGAAAGTACCGCTACCTGACCTTCGAGGACAGGAAGAAGATCGAGGCGTGGCATCTGCTCGGAGATCGGCCGGTCGATATTGCGGCCCGCCTGAGCGTCCACCACACCACGATCTACAAGGAGCTCCAGCGAGGCGCGACCGGCGCGCTGGACGCCAACCAGCGCGAAGGGTACAGCGCAGAGCTCGCCGAGAGGCGGCTGCGTGAGAGCTTCAAGCGCAGAGGTAAACGAGCACCGGCCGCACAGTAGCCAAGAACACCCGGCAGCGCCGGGTCGAAGAAAGGAGAGCCCAACATGAAAACGACCACACGACCCCGACGCTGAAAATGGACGAGCTGCGCACCCCCTCCGCGCTGCTCTCTGAAGCGATCCGGCGGTCGTGTTTCTGCTTTTCAGGGACTCGACACCACCAAGATCCCCGGCTCAGGCCGGGCCAAGACGAAAGGAGACCACCATGACACAGAAAGAGCTCGAGCAGAAGGTCATCGACGCCGAGAGCCGCGTGGCGAAGCGCGAGGCCGTACTCAAGAAGCACAACAGCCAGCTCGCCAAAATGATTGAAAAAGGCGCCGACCGCTTCGACGTCAGCATCAAGCGCGAGGACATCAAGAGCGCGACCTCCAAGCTGGCCGAGGCCCGCGAGGCCCTCGCAAACTGGAAGGATAAGCTCAACACCCGGATCACCCGCGACGCCTACCTCGAGGCAAACACCCCGGAGATCCTGAAGGACTTCCTCGAAAACTGGAAACAGCACGCGATCGGATACTACCGAGAGAAGCGGATCCGCTTCATCGAGTACCGCGAGGGCCTGAAGGCCAAGGAACGGGCCGCCCGGCTGGAGGCGCTTCAGACGCTCCCCTCTCTCGAGAAGTACCGCGAGCTCTACAAGGGCCGCGAGCTGACCGACTACGACCTCGCAAACCTCTGGCCGCGCCGCGACGTCGACGCCTTCCTGAGTGAGCGCGGTCTGGAATACCACCAGATCCAGAAGAAACTCCGCGAAGCAGGCGACCAGATCACGCTCAGGCTGCTGGAGATCCGCGACGAGGACGAGCGCGAGGCGTGGCTCGAAAAGACGATGGACGAAGAAAAGCGGGCCAAGCTGCTCGACCTGATCGGCCGCATTATGAGCACGGTCGGAACCATCACCGACGCGGCCACCCTCTACATCGGCCCCGAGGGCGACATCAACGGCATCATCGTCGGCACGGAGGGCAAGGCAAAGATCCAGACCATCGGCGCCGGCGGCTACAACATCCAGTGCTTCCACTTCAGGACGCTGATCCACGAGATAAAGTGAGGTGAAAAGCATGAACACCAAAGCCATCCGGCAGCTCGCCGACGTCACGCTGGACAAGTACCGCAGCTCGATCCCTCGCAAAGCCTTCGAGGAGTTCGTGAAGGACATCATCGCCGGCGAGAACCGCGCGACCGCCTTCAGATACGAGGCGACCCCAATCTGCCGGGCCTCGTTCCCGTCCACGCTGGACGAGGACGACGCCCGCTGCACCGTGGAGGTCACGGTCTACCGGCTGAACGCCGTGGCCGTCACCGCCTTCCTGCTGGACGGGCCCGAGACGCTGCTGCGGCACATCGGGCTCGACGAGCGGGACACATACACCACCAAGCACGAGATCGACGACCTCGTCACCGTCGTGCACATCACCAGAGAGGAGGCGCCAGCATGGCAGCACTGAGAGACATCGCCCGAGACTTCGCCGCGGAGATCCGCGACGGCATCGGCTGGACAATCGTGTATCGCACCGGCCGCTCGTGGAACGCCCTGACAATCTGGAGCGACATCTGGAACGGCGAGTGGGAGACTGACGACCTCAACGAGGCCATCGGGATCCTGAAGGCAGACCCGGACGCCGTCATCGTCAACGGCTACTACTGCGACCACTTCGGTGAGGACATGACCATCGACGAGATCGCCGCCGGGATCCGCTGGCACTACGAAGGCGGCCGCAACCGCCTCGCGGACTATTGCGAAGTCACGCAAGGCCGGGACGCCCTCGAGGAGGGCCGCAAGGCTGCCGAAGCTGCCGGCCTCCCGTTCTGTGAGCGTCTGGCCGACGGAGGCGACGACGAGCTGAGCCCCTACGTCTACGACGGCAGCATGACGCTCGCCGATCGTGAGAAGATGCAGCAGGCCCGCGAAGCCTTCGAGAAGCTGGCCGACGCTCTGCGGGAAATCGCCGCCAAGCTGGCCGAGGCCCTGAAGCCGGTCATCAACGTCGTGCTCTCTGCCCTCAAAAAGCTCTGGAAGGTATCGGCCAAGGCCATCGGAGCGCCGCCGAAGTGGCTGCACCTCGCAGCTCACGCAAAGAAAGCCAGAACCCGGAAGAAGTACCGCAACCGCATCCGGCACTATGTTTTCGAGGCTCTGGCTGCGGAAGGAGGTGGAGGCCCATGACAGCCAAGTGCGTCGGCTGCTGGCTCGACTGGAACGTCAGCATCTACCAGAAGATCCCCCGCACCGGCTACATCTGCCCGCACTGTGAGAGCCGGCTCCGCGCCGGCGAGACCCTGCCAAACATTCAGGCCAGCCAGAAGGCTCGGCCGCAGAGAACGAAAGGAGCAACCCCATGAAAAAGATCGCACTCAAGAACGCCGCCCGCGGCACGGCCTTCGACTATGCCGGCCAGAGCTGGATCCTGCTGGAGAATGATGACGGCCGCGCCCTCTGCCTGAGCAAGGACATCATCGAGACCCGAGCCTTTGACGAGGGCAACTGCAACAACTTCGCCGTCGCCAGCAGCAAGGAATACCTCAACGGCGCCTACCTCGACAACCTGCTCGAGGACGTGAACGGCCCCAACGCCTTCTTGACCACGGAGCTCGACCTGACCACCGACGACGGCCTGAAGGACTACGGCACCTGCACCGTCACCATCTTCCTGCTGACGGTCGACCAGTACCGGCGCAACCGCGACGTCATCCCCAACGCAGACGACTGGTGGTGGCTCTCCACCGCCTTCAGCACGAAGTCTAACGGCTACGAGTCACTCGCCCGCTACGTCAGCGCCGATGGCACTCTGGACTGGGGCAGCGCCTACAGCGGCAGCTACGGCCTGCGCCCCGCTTGTTATCTGGACTCCGATCTCCTGATCTCCATCGAGGACGACGAAGCCACCGACGACGTCACGCCGGAGCACGCCGGCGAGATCATCGCAGCGCTGGCCGAGCAGTTCGGCGGCACCTTCGCCACCGAGGATCAACTGACCACGGCCCTCTCGTTTATGCTCGGCACCCTGAGAGCTACGCGCGAGAAGGAGGCCAAGCATGAGTAACCTCTCCACCCTGTTCGACCGCTACAAGGCCCTCGTCGTGTTTGATACCGAGACCAGCGGCCTCGACTTCGACAACGACCAGATCATCGAGCTCGCCGCCCTGCGCGTGGAGCGCACGGCCACCGGCGGCCTGCGGATCGCCGGCAAGATGGATACCTTCATCAAGCTGCCCGATGGCGAGACCCTCCCGGAGAACATCGTCAGCCTGACCGGCATCACCGACGAGCGGCTCCAGACCGAGGGCGTGCAGCCTGCCAAGGCGGCCAGCCAGATCGCCAAGCTCATGCAGAACGGCCCGACGCTGATGATCGCCCACAATGCACAGTTTGACGCCTGTTTTCTCCGTGGCCTGCTCCGCGGCCAGAAGGTCGGCCGGATCGACTGGCTGGACAGCCTGACGGTCTACAAAGACCGCAGGGCCTACCCGCACAAGCTCGCCAACGCGATCATCGCCTACGACCTCACCGGCAAGGTACAGAACAGCCACCGCGCCATCGACGACGTGCTGGCCCTGTTCGAGGTGCTGAAGGCTATGGACGACGAGCGCGAGGATCTCGGCAGCTACGTCAACCTGTTCGGCTACAACCCCAAGTACGGCGTCAGCGGCCGCCGGATCGTGGGCGTCAGATATGAGCCGCAGAGCTTCAGCAAGGGCCTGACTCGCCCGGAGCAGACGCTCCCGGCCCGCGTGGCGCGGAGGTGACAGCATGAGCCCGGAGATCACGATCACGAGCGAGGAGCTGCGCGAGCGCGTCGAGGATCGCCTCGACCGCTGGATCCCTGACGACGTCTGGAACCGTGCCGAGCCCTACGCCCGCCACAAAAACGAAGTAAACCGGCAGCGGCATCCCGAGATCGACTACTACGACAACGACTACCTCGTGCTGCTGACCGCTGACACCGTCCGAGAGACCGAGTTCAGCGACCTCACTCACGCCCTCTGTGATCTGACCGTCGCACGGGCTCAGTGAAAGGAGAAACCAATGGAAACCACAAAAGAAAGGGCCGCCCGTTGCGACCGGGCGACCCATGCGAGAAGATCCAGCAGCCTGCCAGCATACGGATCCCGCACCGCAAGTATAACACGCCGGCGCCGCCGTGCCAAGAGGAAAGCCCTGAGAGCTGCCACGCTGGCCGCTGCCGTCCTTCTGCTGGGCGGCATCTCTGTGGCGATCTTCACCACCCCGGCCGGCAGCAAGCAGGAGACCGACATCCTGCCGCCGACCAACACCGTCGGCGCATACATCCCGGACACCCCCGCCCCGGCCGCTGAGACCGTGGAGCCGACCGAGCCCGCCGTGCGCTACCATCTGACCGACGCCGAGCGCGACGTCGTCGAGCGCGTGGTCATGGCCGAGGCCGGCGGGGAGTCCTTCGATGGCCAGATGCTCGTCGCTCAGTGCATCCTCAACGCAGCCGAGAAGCGCGGCGTCGAGCCCTCTGAGGCCGTCGTCCTTTACAGCTACACCAAGAGCCGGCCGGATCCCACACAGCGCGTCAAGGACGCCGTCGCGGCTGTGTTTGACCGAGGCGAGACCGTCGTGGACGAGCCGATCCTCTACTTCTACAACCCCGCCCTCGTGACCAGCGACTTCCACGAGAGCCAGATCTTCGTCATCGAGGAAGGCGGGCACCGTTTCTTTGCAGAAAGGAGTACCAGATGAAACACCTCACCGAAATGAAGCCGGGCGAGACCCTGCACCTCCGCAGCGGCCGCGACCTCGAGCTCGAGAGCGTCACCCCTGTCACCTGCGGCGTGATGCTCACCTTCAACGTCACCGAGAGAAAGGAGGCTGCTGAAAAATGATCCAAGCCAACACCGTCATCACCGGCGACAGCCTGACCGTGTTGCGTGACATGGAGGCCGACAGCGTCGACACGGTCATCACTGACCCGCCCTACGGTATCGACTACCAAAGCGGCCGAAAAGAAAAGGCCAGCCGTTTCGCAAAAATCGCCAACGACAAGGCCCCGTTTATCTGGTGGATCTATGATGCCGCCAGAGTCGTGAAACGCGGGGGGGTATTCTGTTTTACCCGCTGGGACGTTCAGCAGGTATTCATCGACGCGCTGCGTCTCGCTGGCCTGACGGTCAAGTCGGTCATCGTGTGGGACAAAAAGGCGCACGGCATGGGAGACTTGAAAGGATCTTTTGCCCCGCGATATGAGGCCATCATCTTCGCAACCAAGGGACGCTACGAGCTCCCGGGAAAACGGCCGGACGACTTGATCGCCTGCGCCAAGGTCGGAAACCAGAGCCTCACCCACCCCAACGAGAAGCCCGTGGCGCTGCTGGAGCAGCTCATCGAAGCTACCACCATCCCCGGCGCCCTGATCCTCGATCCCTTCGCCGGCAGCGGCTCCACGCTGGTTGCGGCCGCGAAAACCGGCCGGCAGTACATCGGGATCGAGATAGACGAACAATACAGCAAGCTCGCGGCCGCCAGAGCCGCCGAGCACCATCAGAAAGGAGAAACAACATGAGCGATAAGACCACCGCGGCCCTCGCTGCTGAGCAGGCAGACGTCGAGGCCACCACCACGCAGGAGCCTGAGCTGCTGCCCGCTGCCACGCTGGACGAGCTGGAGCAGGTCGACCTCGGCACCGTCGCAGAGGGCGAGCGCGCCCCGTTCCGCATCACTGACGACCGCTGTGCCGACTGGGCCATCCGCAAGATCGCCGACGAGCGCAGCGAGTACGACCGCCTGAAGGCTCTGGCCGACGAGCAGATCGCGGCCATCAACGAGAAAGTCGCCGCCGCCCGCAAGCGCATGGAGAACGGCACCTCGTACCTGACGAGCTGTCTGGCCGACTTCTTCGCCACCGTCCCCCACAAGGAGACCAAGACGACGGAGAAGTACCGCCTTCTCTCCGGCACCCTGACCTTCAAGAAGGGCACCACCAAGACCAAGCTCGACGAGACCAAGCTGGTGCCGTGGCTCAAGGCCAACGGCTACGGCGAGCTCGTGAAGGTCGAGGAGTCGACCCGCTGGGCCGACCTGAAGAAGCTGCTCAGCTACACCGGCGACATCGCAACCCTGACTGAGACCGGCGAGATCGTGGAGGGCGTCACCGTCTACGAGACCCCGGGCATCTTCACGGTCGACGTGTAAGGAGGCACCGACATGGCAGAAACCAAGAAAACCGAGGCGGCCGCTGCTGCGGCCCCTCCTGAAGCCGCCTGCCTGACGCTCCGGCAGAAGCTCGTCGAAATGCGGAAAGCCTGCCCGGAGATCGTCAAGAAGCAGCACAGCGACGGCGTCAGCTACAAGTACGCCAAGATCTACGACGTGTGGGAGAAGATCACCCCCATAATGAACGAGCTCGGCGTCGACTTCGACGTCATCAGCGAGCAGGCCACCCGCCACGCAGAGAACGGCGACCCGGTCTACTGGATCACCATGCAGACCAAGACCCGCAACGGCGACAAGCTCATGTTCCTCTACGAGGCCGACCTGACGATCCGCTGGCTGAACCTCGACAACGACGACGAGACCATCGAGGCCACCGTCCACGCCGTCGGCTGGAACGATGACCCGGCCAAGGCCAAGGGCGCGGCCCACACCTACGCCCTGAAATACTACCTTTTCGAGAAGTTCACCGTCGACCAAGGTGAGGACGACCCCGACAACAGTGACTTCGGCGCGCAGGGCAAAGGATCCGGCGCTGGAGGCCGCCAGCAGGCCACGCAGGGGCGTCAGGGGCAGGGCTCCGGCCGCCTGAGCGACGCGCAGCTCGCACGCCTCTACAAGAAGGCAGAGGCCGCAGGAATGACCAAGGAGCGCACCAACGCCCGGATCGTGGAGAAGTACAAAAAGCAGGATCCGGCCACCCTGACCCGCCAAGAGTACGACGAGATCTGCACGTCCCTCGACAACGCAGCCGCGCAGCATAACCAGCAAGGAGGAAATGCCTAATGTATAACCACACCGGCCTCCAAGGCCGTCTAACCGCCGACCCTGAGCTCAGATACACGCAGCAGGGCACGGCGATCACCAGCTTCACCCTCGCCAGCGACACCGGCCGCAAGACCAAGGACGGCAAGAAGATCACCAACTTCATCGAGTGCGTCGCATGGCGCGCGCAGGCCGAGTTCGTCTGCAAATATCTGAGCAAGGGCCGCCTCGTCCTCGTCGAGGGCGAGCTCACGAGCCGCAGCTACGAGGACAAGGACGGCAACCGCCGCAAGGCCGTCGAGATCACGGTCGACTCCGTCCACTTCTGCGACAGCAAGAAGGACGGCAGCCAGAGCTCCGGCAGCGACTTCGCTGATCCGGGCTACTCTGAGGGCTCCAGCGACTTCGCGGAGATCGAGGGCGATGGCGACCTTCCCTTTTTACCTGACCGCCGGACGACCGGCAGACGACCAAAAACAGGCCACAAACCAACGACCACAGAAAGGAGGTGACGACCGTGGCATGGCTGCAAGTGCATCAGACACTCAAGGATCACCGCAAGCTGTTCGACGCTGCTGACCAGCTCGAAGTCGAGCCGCCGCACATGATGGGGCTGCTCGTCTCGTTCTGGCTGTGGGCCCTCGACAACGCCCCGACCGGCAGCCTCTCGGACATCACGCCGCGCATGATCTCGCGGGCCGCTCAGTGGGACGGAGACCCTGAAAAGCTGGCGAAAACGCTGATCCGGGCGGGCTGGATCGACGAAAAAGAGGACGGGACGCTCGAGATCCACGACTGGTACGAGTACGCCGGCAAGCTGATCGACCAGCGGCAAGCCGAGAAAGAGCGTTCCCGCAGCCGCCGGGCCGCTGCTGCGGCGTCTGCCGACGCCTCGCCGGACGACCCGACGCCGACCGCCGGACGACCGGCAAACGGCCGCAAGAAAGCCGGAGGCAGAGTAGACCAGAGTAGAGAAGATAAGACAAGAGAAGGTAATACACCCCCTTCCCCCTCTGACGAGGGGAATGACGGCGGCACAAAGTCGCTCGTCGAGGTCAGATTTCTCGAGTTCTGGAAAGCCTACCCGAAAAAGACCGGCAAGCAGTACGCTCTGAAGGCGTGGAACAAGATCAAGCCCACCGCTGAGCTCCACGAGAGGATCATGCAGGCGGTCGACGCTCAGAAGCGGAGCGACCAGTGGCGCCGGGAGAACGGGCGCTACATACCGAACCCGAGCACATGGCTCAACGGCGGCTACTGGGACAACGAGGAGGTGAACGAAGGTGCAGAAAATCAGCGAGATCCTGAACAGCCCGACAGCTCCGGCCGAGACTGGGGCAAGGGCTTCAAGCCGGCCGACGACGAGTGACGCCGGTAACTGGATCTGGAGCAACGACGAGCGCCTCGCCGGCCGTCCCGGAGTCCCTGAGCCCGTCCCCTGCGAGTTCTGCGGCGCCCTGCGCTACCACAAGGGCATCCCGCTCGGCAACCGCATCCTCTGGCCTCCCTACGGAGCCGAGCGATGCACCTGTCCCGAGGCTGTGGCTGCCTACGAGAAGGAGAAGGCAGAGCGCGAAGCTGCTGAGGCCGCAGCCGCCAAGGCTGAGGAGGAGAAGAAAATGCGGGAACGCATCAAGCGCATCGTCGGCGAGTCCGGCATGGGCGACCGTTTCCTGCGGCGCACCTTCTCCACCTTCCAGCTCACCGACGACAACAAGCGCGCAGCGGCAGCCGCCCGGCGCTACGCTGAAGGCTTCGACACCATGCTGCCGCAGCCCGGCCGTCAGGAACCCGGCCGCAACGGCCTGTTCATAGCTGGCCCGCCGGGCACCGGCAAGACCCACCTCGCCGCTGCCATCGCCAACCACCTGATCGCGCAAGGCAAGCCGGTCATCTGCATGACGATGATCGACCTGCTGGAGCGCATCAAGCGCACCTACTCCGCGACCGGCGGCAGCGAGAGCGACGTCCTGAAGATCTACAAGACCGTCCCACTCCTCGTGATCGACGACATCGGCAAGGAACCGCCGACCGAGTGGGCGATCTCCACGGTCTACAACATCATCAACGGCCGCTATGAGGCATACCTGCCGACCATAGTGACCACCAACTACGACACCGAGGCCCTGATCGACCGCATGACGCCGCGAGAAAGCCACGACAGCATGACGGCCCGGGCCACCATCGACCGGCTCATGGAAATGTGCAGAGGCATCACCCTCACCGGCCAGAGCTGGCGCTCACGATAGGAGGAACAACATGAAAAAGGTTTACATCTGCTCCCCGTGCCGCGGGGACTACGAGAACAACATCCAGCGCGCCAAGGAGTACAGCCGCGCGGCTGTGGAGAAGGGCGTCATCCCCGTCACCCCGCATATCTATCTCACGCAGTTCATGGACGATAACATCCCCGAGGAGCGTGAGCTGGCCCTGAAGATCGGCAGCGAGCTGGTGCTCGGCTGCTCCGAGCTGTGGGCCTTCGGCATCGACCACCCTTCGGCCGGCATGGCCGCGGAGATCGAGCTCGCCAAGGCGCACGGCATCCCCGTCCGCAACGGCTTCGAGGCCATCAGCGAGCTGAAACCCGACGAGGAGCCCGAGGACAAGCCTGACATCGGCAGCGTGACGCTGCACCTGCCCGCCTTCAAGGCGATGGCTGTCTGCAACCAGCATCTCGACCACGGCCCCATCAGCATCGAGCTGGATGGCAGCGTCATCCTCGAGCTCGCCGACCGCCTGATCTCCGATCCGGGCGTCCACATCGAGATCGGAGGCTGAACGCCGTGACGAAGTACGACCCGAGAAAGAACGCGGAGGGCTACAACGACCCGACGCCCTACGCAGCCGAAAAACACATGATGGCGCAGATCCGCGGCAAGCAGGCCAGAGTCGCCGGCGGCTACTTCGAGAATATCATCTCGGCCTCGTGCGACTACTACCTCAGCCGCGGCCTCGCCAAGATCGAAAAGACGCCGGAGCCCATGAAGCCCCTCGGCGCCAAGAACCGCAAGGGCCAGTTCCTCGCCTGCTATACCAAGCAGGCCCAGCCGGACTATGGCGGCACCCTGAAGGGCGGCCGGAGCATATACTTCGAGGCCAAGCACACCGACGACGAGCGCATCGAGCAGCGCCGGCTCACTCAAGAGCAGCAGGACGACCTCGAGGCCCATCACAAGCTCGGCGCCATCGCCTTCGTGCTCGTCTCCGTGAGCCTGACGGACTTCTACCGCGTGCCGTGGCCCGTCTGGCGCGACATGGCCGAGATCTACGGCCGCAAGTACATGACGCACGCAGAGCTCTCCCGCTACGAAGTACCGGCGACGGCCGGCTTCATCAAGTTCCTGCACGACATCGAGTCGGAAACGCTTGGAAAGGAGGATGCCCATGATCCCACTCCCTGACAAGAAGTACAGCATCATCTACGCCGATCCTCCGTGGAGCTATCAGAACCGCGGCACCAGAGCGGCAGCCTCCAAGCACTACGACACCATGACCATCGAGGACATCAAGCGCATGGGCGTCGGAGCTGCGGGGGGGGGGATATTGCTAACGAGGATTGCGTGCTTTTCATGTGGGCGACCTTCCCCATGCTCCGCGAGGCCCTCGACGTGATCGAGGCGTGGGGCTTCAGCTACAAGACCGTCGCCTTCAACTGGGTAAAGCAGAACAGAAACGGCACCGGCATCTTCATGGGGCTCGGAAACTGGACGCGCAGCAACTCAGAGATCTGCCTGCTGGCGACCAAGGGCAAGCCGAAGCGCATCAGCGGCAGCGTCCGCAGCATCGTCCTCTCCCCGCTCCAGCAGCACAGCAGAAAGCCGGCCGAAATCCGCGACAGGATCGTCGAGCTGATGGGAGACCTGCCCCGTATCGAGCTTTTCGCCCGAGAGGCTGCCCCGGGATGGGACGTGTGGGGCAACGAAGCGCCGACGCCTGAAGTCAAGGACGCGCCAGCCGACAGCGTCGAGCTGGCCGGAAAGGAGGAAACACATGAACCAGACAACCAAAGAGACCCGGCGCCGCAGCTATGACGCCGTACTCCCCAAGCGGGCCGCCCGCTGCCGCCTGATCCTCGAGACCCTCGGCAACCGTGAGCTCACGGCCAGCGAGATCACTGAGGAGCTCGTCGCAGCCGGCCGGATCCCGTACTTCAACCGCAACTACGTCGCCCCTCGGCTCACAGAGCTGAAGGAGATCGGGATCCTCACGACGGTCGGCCGCCGTAAGGCCACCCGCTCGGACGCCACCGAGGCCGTGTGGGCCAGAGCGGAGCCTTCAGGCCCCACGGGCCAGACGGCCGCAGCCTACGCAGACAACCCGACCGAGGCCGAGCAGATGACGCTCGGATCGGCCACCTGAGAGGAGGGCCAGCATGGAACGTCTGACCCACGAGAGAGTCAACGGCATCAAGACGGGCTACTGGAGCGCAGCCACCAAGGAGGTGCTCGTCCAGAAGCTCGCCGCCTATGAGAACACGGGCTATGAGCCCGACGAGATCCGCGCAGCCATTGAACAGGCTGCCAAGAGCAGCGAAACCAAAACCGCGACAGTCATGGCCGAGTGTATTGCGGGCGCCCTGAAGGACACGCTCGAGAAGTACGGAACGGCCGGAGACAAAGAGAAAGGAGCAACCACATGAACGAACAGAACCAGCGCGACAGCATCATGTCGATGGCTCGCGGCGCCTTCGAGGAACGCGTCGACTATGAGATGGACAAGGTGATCCAGAACATCCTCGACCCCAACACGAAGGCCACGGCCAAGCGCAAGATCACCCTCACCATCGAGCTGACCCCGGACGACGAGCGCCGCACCATCGGCGTCTCCGTGACGGCCAAGTCTACGCTCGCAGCCACCAACCCCGTCGCCACGGCCCTCTATGTCACCTCTGACGGCAACGGCGAGCTCGTCGTCGCCGAGATGGTGCCGCAGGTGCCCGGCCAAATGAACATGGACGGCACGCAGCAGGAGGCCCCGAAGCTCCTGAAGCTCGTCCAGCACGCATAACAACCCACAACACAGAACAAGGAGGACAACACAATGCTCGCAAAAATGATCGACAAAATCGTCAGCCTGAAGGAGACCAAGATCTTCGAGATCGGCGGCCAGACCTACGCCGACGCATCCCTCACCCGCATCCCGCCCCACGTCGACCGCCCCGACTGCATCAGCGTCAGCGGCCTCGATAGCATCTGCAAGCTGATCCGCACCGAGCTCGAGAAGGTCGGCACGACCATCATGGTGCAGGTCAAGAGCAACGACACCGTCGAGGTGATGACCACCTACCTGAGCGACTTCTCCCGCAACACGCTCTACCGCGCCAAGGCTGACGCCCCGGGCCTGTACACCGGCTTCAGAGGACGCGAGGTAGCCCTGATCGAGCTGCGGAGTCTCTGCATCCCCAACGAGGGCACGGCCTACCTGCTCGACCTGCTGAGTCGCATGACCAACGAGAACAGCGTCAGCACCAACGACAACGGCGTCACGCAGACCGTCGAGGCCCGTCAGGGCGTCGCCCTCAACGCGCTCATCGAGATCAAGCCGCGCGTCATGCTGCGGCCGTTCCGCACCTTCCTCGAGGTGGAGCAGCCCGAGAGCGAGTTCCTGCTGCGCGTGGATCCCGACGAGGGGATCGGCTTCTTCGAGGCTGACGGCGGCATCTGGAAGCTCGAGGCCAAGAAGAACATCGCCGACTACTTCCTGAAGAACATGGGCGATCTGATCGACGCCGGCAAGGTCGTCGTCATGCAGTAAATGGAGCGCCGGGCGGGCTCCGGCCCGCTCGGCTTTTCTGAAAGGAGCAGCACCGTGAAAGAATACGAAACCCTCACCCGTGAGAAGGTCGACGTCGTGCCCTTCGGCTGCGGTATGCCGGAGACTCACCTGATGCAGGACTGGAGCGACAGGATGCTCGACCTGATCCTGAACGGGCCCACCATCAACGGCATCAAGAAGGACGAAGTGCGGGCCATGCTGCGCGAGACCTACACGGCCCTGAAGCAGTACGAGAAGATCGGCCCGATGGCCTCGCCGTTCATCAACGACCCGACAGCCATCGCGGCCCGGGCCTTCTCTGAGCTCTACCCCGGCGTCGAGTACGTCGCGCAGTACGTCCCCGACCTGCGGGACGAGACCAACGGCACCGCCTACGGCCTGACCATCTTTCCCGACGACGGCAGCACGCCGATCGTCTGCATCTCGGCCGAGGCGCCCATCAGCGCCGCCCCTGAGCTGCTGGCGCACGAGCTGGCCCACGTCGCCACCCCGGAGGACACAGAGCACGGCGAGAGCTGGAGCGCAGCGTCGGAGGCCATATTCAAGAAGTACAACGAGCTCCTCGACACCATGATCCCAGACGAGCCTGAGCCCATCCTCTCGCCCCACCAGCCCGGAGACGGCGGGATCCTCACCATGCCGCTGCGTGATAACGTCCCGGAGCCTCCGACGGACGACTGGCAGCTCACCACCTGCCCCGTCTGTGGCGCTGAGTGCTGGCAGACAGACACGGCCCGCCGGATCCTCGCACTGGAGCCCGACGTCCGAACCGCCTGCACAGCCTGCGCGCTGAAGGGGCTCGGAAAATAATACTGGAGGTAATACATGAACAACGAAAGAAACAACACGACGGCCGGCGGGATCGGCTTCTGCGGCCTTCTCGCCGTCGCCTTCATCGTCCTGAAGCTCACCGGCGTCATCAACTGGAGCTGGCTGTGGGTACTGGCCCCGATCTGGATCCCGACCGCCATCACCATCGCCATCATCGTGATCGTGCTCGTGGCCATACTGGTCAGAGAGCTGACGAAGGGAGGCCGCCCGTGATGACCACGGAGGAACGCCGGGCCCTGCTGGATCGTGCGATCACGACCTACGGCGCGCCGGCACAAATGGACATGGCTGTCGAGGAGATGGCCGAGCTGACCAAAGCCCTCTGCAAAATCAAACGGGCACAGGCTGGCTGCGAAGTGACCGCAGCGATCGGCAACGTGATCGAGGAGATGGCAGACGTCCAGATCATGCTCGACCAGCTCCGCATCATCTTCCACCGATCTACCGAGGAGATCGAGGAGGCGAAGCTGGAACGGCTGAAAAACCGTCTTGACGGCCGAAACAACTGGCGGGGCTCCAGCCTCCACAAGTGGATTGAAAATCAATTCTCAGCAGGAGGTGACGGCCATGAATAAACCACAGCCGCAGACCGGCCCCGAGATCGAGGAGTACAGCACCACGGCCACGCCGAAGGCATACGCCGGCAGCGTCCCCGTGTTCTGTGCACACGACGCCATCGTCCCGCTGAAGGATCTGCGGCCCAATCCAAAGAACCCCAACCAGCACCCGCCGGAGCAGATCAAGCTCCTCGCCTCTATCATCCGGGCGACCGGCTGGCGTGCTCCGATCACCGTCAGCAAGCGCAGCGGGCTCGTCACCAAGGGCCACGGCCGTCTCATGGCCGCGCAGCTCGACGACCTGACCGACGCCCCGGTCGACTATCAGGACTACGCCAGCGAGGCCGAGGAACTGGCCGATCTGACGGCTGACAACCGCATCGCGGAGCTCGCCACCACTGACAACAAGATGCTCGCCGAGGTTTTCGCCGACATCGACACCGGCGAGATCCCGTTCATGCTCAGCGGCTACACCGAGGACGACTACGGCAACATCGTGACGGCCCTCTCTGAGGCGCTGCACACCAAGGAGCCGAGCAGCGACCCCGACGCCGAGATCCCGGCCCCGGCCGCGCCGGTCACACAGTACGGCGACCTCTGGATCCTCGGCCGGCACCGCGTCCTCTGCGGAGACTGCACCCGGCCGGAGGATCGCGCCCTGCTGCTCGACGGCAACAAGCCTGAGATCCTGCTGACCGACCCGCCCTACTGCTCGGGCGGCAGCAAGGAGTCACAGAAGTCGACCGGCAGCATCGGCACCGAGAGAAAGAACGGCAAGGCCCCGAAGATCGCCAACGACATCCTCAGCACGCGCGGCTATCAAAACCTGATCCGCGGCGCGCTCACCGACATCCCCTGCCTCTACGCCTACATCTTCACCGACTGGCGTATGTGGGTATATCTGTTCGACCTCGTCGAGGCGGCCGGCTTCGGCGTCAAGTCTGAGATCGTATGGGACAAGGGCACGCCGGGCATGGGCGTCGGCTGGCGCTCGCAGCATGAGCTCATTCTGTTCGGCGCCAAGGCTGCCACCCACTTCGACGGCCACAAGGGATACGGCAACGTCCTGAGCATCTCCCGCTCCGGGAATGAGCTGCACCCAACGCAGAAGCCCGTCGAGCTGCTGGAGAAGCTGGTCGACAACACGGACTTCGCCACGGGCGTCTACGATCCCTTCGGCGGCTCCGGCACGACGCTGGCCGCCTGCGAGGCATACGGGCAGCCCTCCTACATCATGGAGCTGACGCCCGCCTTCACGGACGTGATCGTCAAGAGGTACATCAGGATAACAGGAAAGACAACCGTGCGCTGCGTCCGTCAAGGCCGAGAGCTACCGCGCGAGGAGATCGCCGCGATCTTCGAGCCTGACGAGGAAGGAGGTGAGCAGGAGTGACGCCCTGACATAATGAGCGAGAAGCCGATCACACAACGGATCAAGGACAGGCTCGCGGCCTACACCGCCATGCTGAGGGACATCGACAACCAGCTCGAACGCCTCGACCGCATGGAGATGACGATGGCCTCACCGCCCGGCCCTGATCTGACAGGTATGCCACGCGGATCCGGCACACCATCCGACCGCACCGGCATGATGGTGGAGCGGAAAATGGAGCTCGAGGAACAGATCGACCGGCTCAAGGCTGAGGAGAAGCAGGAGCGCAACGCCATCGAGGGCCTGATCCTCCAGCTCTCCGACCCCGACGAGCGCGCCGTCATCCGGCTGCGCTACTTCGACCGGGCTGACTGGGAGAGCACCTGCGGCGTCCTGTTCGGTGATCGGCGGGACTACGTCGACAGAGTGGACGCCTACCAGAACAGGACATACAAGATCCACGGCCGCGCCCTGCTCAACCTCGCCGCCGTGCTGGACGAGCTGGAGCCCCTGCCTGAGCTGCGGCAGTAAAACGCAGTAAAAGGAACAAAAGGGAAGTAAAAGGAATTGAAAAGCAGTAGCGACCCGTGCTATTCTATATCCTGCAAAAGACCGCCGGACACACGGGCAACGCCGTGACAATTCCGAGCGGCTGACCAGAGGAAAACCAAATAACAACCGACGGCAAGAGGCCGACGGGCGAACCAACGCCCGCCGGTCTCTTTTTGCATATAGGAAGGAGGCGACGGCCATGCCGCAGAACAGCATCTCGGCGCAGCTCAGCAACCTGCACCAGCTCGTCGCTGACCTCGAGGCAATCGAGAACGGCGGCAAGAAGGCCATCAGCAACACCATCAAGGACGTCAAGGCCAGAGCTCCGGGCTGGATCGCTCAGGAGGTCACGGCCGTCTACAACATCAAGAAGTCGGAGATCACGCCATCGGGCAGCGGCAAGCCGAAGAAGATGGCCGGCAGCATCCAGATCACCGGCGAGACCATCGAGGAGCTCGCCATCACCTACAAGGGAAGGCTCCTGACTCCCGTGCACTTCGGCATGACACCGAAGGCCCCGCCCCGTGGCAAGAGCTACACGCTGAAGGCGCAGGTGCTCAAGGGGCAGAAGAAGGTAGTTGGCCGCTATTTGAACACAAGAACCCCGGGCGGCCCGTTCTCGCAGCGATCGCACAATATTCTCATGGGGACAGGCAACACCAAGAGCGACGGCACGAGCTGGATCCCATTCCAGCGAATGAGCAAGACCCGCACCGACATCAAGAAGCTGACCACCATCTCGGTGCCGCAGATGATAACCAGCGACCGCACCAACGAGGCCATCATGCTCCGGCTCAACACCGAGACCAGCAAGCGCCTCGAGCACCACATGAAGCGAGCCCTCGGCCTCTAAGCCAGAGCCCACCAGAGCGCCGCACAGCGCGTCCACAGTCGCACCCGACACCGAGCCCGGCCCACACCGCCAGACGCGCACAGAGCGCGCCACAGCGCCGCGCGGACGCCTCCACGGCCACGCACAGCGCCGCAAGGTACTGTGACGGGCCCCTCTGGCCTGCGGTGCTGGCGCCCAAAAACGCGCAGCCGGGAAAAATTTTTTTCGGGCCGTTTCGTTTCGCCCGAGCGGCAGAAAGGAGGGAACGCCATGCCGAACCCAACCAACAACAAGCTCGTCGACAGCAAGACCATCGCAGCCCTGTTCGACATGACGCCCCGCCGAGTGCAGCAGCTCACCAAGGAGGGCGTCATCGCCGCGGTCAAGGAAGGCAACGCCAACCGCTACGACCTGCTGCCGACGATCCAGAGGTACATCCGATACCTGACGGCCAAGGCCAACGGCCGGGAGCCGTCGAAGAAGGACAGCGAGATCGAGGGCCGGCGTCTGGAGGCTGAGGCTGACCTCAAGCGCAGCAAGGCAGACATCGCCGCCCTCCAGCTCAGCGAGCTCGAGGGCACCATGCACCGCAGCGAGGACGTCGAGGCTGTGATGACCGACCTCGTCTACAATATCAGGTCGATGCTCGTGGCCCTGCCGGGCCGTCTGGCCGTCGACGTCACCGGCGCAGCAACACCCGCCGAGGCGTCCGAGATCATCCGCACAGAGGTCTACAAGATCCTGACGGAGCTGGCCGGCTATAAATACGATCCCGAGGTGTACGCCCGGCGAGTAAGGGATCGGGAAGGCTGGGGCGAACAGCTCGCCGATGACGCGGACGACTAAAAAAGCCGCCGCGAAGCTCAATACCGCCATCGCCGGAGCGGTCAAACGCTTCGCCCCGCCTGAGAGCCTGACCGTGGACGAGTGGGCTGACAAGCACCGCCGCCTCTCCCCGGAAAGCTCAGCCGAGGCCGGCCCGTGGCGCACTAAGCGCACCCCGTACCTCGAGGAGCCCATGCGGGCCTTTACTGATCCGAAGGTGCACAAGATAGTCATGGTGGCCGCCTCTCAGGTCGGCAAGTCCGAGCTCGAGCTCAACATCATCGGCTACATCATCGACCAAGACCCCGGCAGCATCCTCTACGTCCACCCGACCATCGACGACGCCCGGAAGTTCAGCCGCCTCCGCGTGGCCCCCATGATCCGCGACAGCAAGCCACTGAAGGCGAAGGTGCACGACGTCAAGGCCAAGGACAGCGGCAACACGATCCTCCAGAAGTCTTTCCCGGGCGGTATGCTCACCCTGACCGGCTCCAACAGCGCCTCGGCTCTGGCCTCCACGCCCGCCCGCTACATCATCGGCGACGAGCACGACCGCTGGGCGACCAGCGCCGGCACCGAGGGCGACCCGTGGGCGCTGGCTGAAGCACGTCAGGCCACATTCTACAACGCCAAGGCGGTCGAGGTCTCGACCCCGACCATCAAGGGCAACAGCAACATCGAGACGAGTTTTTACCAAGGCACGCAGGAACGCTGGTGCCACCGCTGCCCCGAGTGCGGGGAGTACAGCGAGATCGTGTTCGACAATATCCACTTCGACCCGGAGGCCAAGAGGATCCGCGGGAAAAAGTCGTGGAGCCTCAAGAGCGGCGTCTCGTGGAGCTGCCCGGCCTGCGGCTGCCTGGTCCACGAGGACGTCATGCGAAAGCAGCCGGCCAAGTGGATTGCCGACAACCCGGACGCCTACAAGAAGGGCGTCCGTTCTTTTTGGCTCAATGCCTTCTCAAGCCCGTGGACTCCGTGGGAGAAGATCGTCCTAAAGTTTCTCGACGCCAAGGATGATCCGCAGCGCCTCAAGGTCGTCTACAACACCCTGCTCGGCCAACTATGGGAAGATCGCGGCGACCTCGAGGACGAGGACACCATGCTCTCCCGCCGCGAGGACTACGGCACCCGCTCGGACGGCACCCCCGTGGAGCTGCCTGACGGCGTGCTCGTGCTGACCTGCGGCGTCGACACTCAGGACAACCGCCTCGAATACGAAGTAGTCGGTCACGGGAAGTATGGCGAGACGTGGGGCATCGTCAAGGGCTACATCATGGGCCGGCCGGACACCCCGGAGGTCTGGCAGCGGCTCGACGACGTGGTCGACCACGTCTACAAGTTCAAAAACGGCCGCGGCCTGAAGATCTCCATCACCTGCGTCGACTCCGGCGGCCACTTCACCCAAGAGGTCTATGAGGCGTGCCGGGCCCGCGTCGGCAAGCGCGTCTTTGCCATCAAGGGCAAGGGCGGCGACGGCATCCCCTTCGTCTCGCCTCCGAGCAAGGTGCCGATCCGCGACAACAAGCGGATCACCTGCTGGCTCTACACCATCGGCGTCGACGCCGGCAAGGCGACGATCATGGCTAATCTGAAGGTGCAGGAGCCCGGGCCAAAATACTGCCATTTCAACCGGCACCCCGACGCCGGTTATGACCTCAATTTCTTCAACGGGCTACTCTCCGAGAAGCTGGTGCTCACGCACACACGCCGCGGCGACCGCTGGGCGTGGGAGAAGCTGCCCGGCCACAACCGCAACGAGGCCCTCGACTGCCGCGACTACGCCAACGCCGGCCTCAAGATCATCAACCCCGACATGGACGCCATCGAGCGCCGCCTGCAAGGGCTGGAGGAAAAACCGAAGGCCCCGCAGCAGCGACGGCAGCGGCCACGGCACAACCGGGCCGACGCCTTCGACGACTGGTAAGGAGGACACACCATAATGAGAAAGACCCGCGAACAAATCGAGTACCAGCTCTCCATCAAGAGGAACCGGCTGGAGCTCTACCTGAAGCGAGAGGCCGAGATGCTGGACGGAGGCGTCCAGAGCTACGGCATCGGCTCGCGCAATCTGGCCCGCTACAACACCGACCTCGGATCCATCCGGGCCGCCATCAAACAGCTCGAGGCAGACATCGAAGCCCTCGAGGCCGCACTGAACGGCGAGAAGCCGCGAAAAGCTGTGGGAGTAGTGCCCCGAGACTGGTGAAAGAAGCCCCGAAAGGGGCTTTTTTCATAGGCCGACGCCGGGAGTTTTCACTCCTTTTCTCCCGACTCGGCCATCTTCACCATGAAGGAGGTGAGCACCATCAGCAAAAGAAAAAGCAGAAGCCGCCCACAGAACAGGCGGCAGCAGCCGCGCCCTGTGAATAAGGGCTACGGCGACGCCGGCGCGAGCTGGCACAAGAAGGCGACCAAGGGCTTCAGAGCTATGAGCGGCAGCCCGAAGGAGGACATCGACGCCAACAACTACACCCTGCGGCAGCGTGCCCGGATGCTTTACATGGCGGCCCCGATCGCCACCTCTGCCATCCGCACCAACCGCACCAACGTCGTCGGCATCGGCCTCCAGCTCAAGAGTCGGATCGACCGCGAGGCGCTCGGCATGACGCAGGAGGCCGCCGACGCATGGCAGGCTCAGGCCGAGCGTGAGTTCGCTCTCTGGTCTGAAAACAAAAGGGCGTGCGACGCCACCGGCGTCAACAACTTCGCAGCCATGCAGCAGCTCGCACTCTCCTCGTGGCTGGTCAGCGGCGACGTGTTCGCCGTCGTGAAGCAGTACGAGCCGACGCCGCTCACGCCCTACTCGCTACGCCTGCACCTGATCGAGGCCGACCGAGTCGCCACGCCAACGACCTCCGGCATCATCACCCCGATGCTGCTGACCACCGGCAAGGCGGCCAACGGCAACACCATCTACGACGGCGTCGAGGTGAACGACGACGGACAGATCGAGGCGTACCACATCCGCAGCACCTACCCCTTCGAGCTCGGCAGCACGACGACGACGTGGGCCCGTGTTCAGGCATACGGCGAGCGGACTGGCCTGCCGAACATACTGCACGTCATGGAGAGCGAGCGCCCGGATCAATACCGCGGCGTCAGCTATCTCGCACAGGTCATCGAGCCCCTGCTCCAGCTTCGCCGCTACACCGAGAGCGAGCTGACTGCGGCGGTCGTCGAGTCGTTTTTCACGGCCTTCATCAAGACCGAGGCGGGCGCCGGCGACAACCCGTTCAACGAGGTCGGGAGCAGCCTGCCGGAGGTGAGCCGAGATCCTAATGAGTACGAGATGGGCCCCGGCCAGATCAACATCATGGAGCCCGGCGAGGACGTGACCTTTGCAGACCCCAAGCGGCCGGCCAGTGGCTTCAACACATTCCTGCGCGCCATCTGTGAACAGGTGGGCGCGGCGCTCGAGATCCCGGCCGACCTGCTGCTCAAGAGCTTCAACAGCTCGTACAGCGCCAGCCGCGCCGCCCTGATGGAGGCGTGGAAGGCGTTCCGCATGAGGCGCAAGTGGTTTGTCGATGACTTCTGCACGCCGGTATATGAGATCTGGCTCTCCGAAGCCGTCGCCCGCGGCCGCATCAGCGCCCCGGGCTTCTTCGCAGACCCGGCGATCCGCGCCGCATACCTCGGCGCCGAGTGGATCGGCCCCTCTCAGGGACAGCTCGACCCGACGAAGGAGATCACGGCCGAGATCCTCGCCATCGGCGAAGGCATCACGACCAGAGAGCAGGCGACCATCCGACTCAACGGCGGTCAGTGGGACGCCAACGTCGACCAGCTCGCTCGGGAAAATGAGAAGCTGCGCGCAGCGCAGGGGCAGGTCGACCAGAGCACAGCGGCCAGCGGCACGATCTCCGCAGCTCTGCGGGAGGCGATCGTCGCCGAGGCCATCAAAAGCATCAAGGAAGGAGACAAGCATGAGAACGCATAACACTCCCCGGCTCTGCGCCGGGCCTCAGACTGCGGGCACGCCGATCAAGTTCTGGAACGTCGCCAGCATCGGCGACGACGAGGGCGAGATCACCCTCTACGGCGACGTTGTGAGCCGTCAGCCTGTGGACTGGTGGACGGGCGAGCCCGAGCCCGGCCTCTACATCGCGCCCGAGAGCTTCATGGAGGATCTCGCGGCCGTCAAGGGCAAGAGCAACATCACCATCAAGATCAATAGCTGCGGCGGCGACCTCTACACCGGCATCGCCATCCACAACGCCATCAAGGGCCTGACCGGCCACAAGGTCGTCGTCGTGGAAGGCATCGCGGCCAGCGCGGCCAGCGTCATCGCCTGCGCGGGCGACGAGGTACAGGTCTATCCCGGCAGCATGGTGATGATCCACGGCGTCGCCGGGCTGCTCTACGACTACTACACCCTCGCAGACCTGAAGAAGCTCCAGAAGGACTTCGACGCGAGCGAGCGGGCCATCGCGGAGATCTACCACGCCAAGACCGGCCTCGAGGTCGACCAGCTCCGCAGCATGATGACCCGCGAGACGTGGATGGTCGGGCAGGAGGCCATTGACAACGGCTTTGCCGACACCCTGCTCACAGACGAAGGCCCCGACGTCGCCCTGAGCGCCGACAAGAAGGTGCTCCTCGTCGCCGGCATCCGGCACGACGTCAAGGGCTTCAGACACATCCCGGGGACAATCCCCATCGACAACAGCATCCACGCCGCCCCTGCGGCTGGAAATAAACACGCGGCCGCCAAGAACGACGGCCCCAAGAAGGAGGACAACAAGACCATGACCCTCGAAGAAATGAGAGCACAGCACCCCGACGTCGTGGCTCAGATCGAGCAGCAGGCGGCCGAAACTGCCAGAACGCAGGAGCGCGCCCGCATCGAGGCCATCGACAGCATCGCCGCAAGTGTGGGCGACGCGCAGCTCGTCAGGGACGCCAAGTACGGCGAGACCCCCTGCACCGCTGAGCAGCTCGCGCTCAAGGCTATGCAGAAGCAGGCGGCCCTCGGTGCCAAGCACCTGAAGGACGCCAAGGCTGACAACGACGAGTCCGGCGCTGCCGGCGTCGGCGCTGCCCCTAACGGCGGCGAAGAAGGCAGCGAAAACGACGACAAGGCAAAGGTGGACGCCATCGTCGGCCTCTACAACTCCACCAAGTCTCAGAACGGAGGTAAGAAGTAATGAGCAAGAGACTGGACGAAAACCTCGGCAGCGTCGGCTATGACGGCCTGATCGTTGCCAATGAGCCCGTCGCTGACGTGCTCACCGTGACCATCCGCAAGGAGGCCACCGCCGCGGCCACCTATAAGCGCGGCACCGTGCTGGCCCTGTCTGCCGGCACCGCCGGCGACGGCAAGCTGGTGATCCTCGGCTCCACCGCGACCACCAACGAAACCCTGACCGCCAACTGCATCCTCGCCGAGGACGTGGAAGTCGGCACCACCGCGGACGTGACCGTGCTGGCCTACCGCACCGGCCACTTCGCCCGCAACAAGCTGGCCGTCGCAAGCGGCTACACCCTGAAGGCGACCGACGAGGAGGAGCTGCGCAAGGCCGGCATCCTGCTCTCCGACGCCATCGAATACTAAGAGAAGGAGGACAACAAAATGCCTTTTAACTTCTACGACACCCACACGCTGCTCATGGCCGTGCAGCAGCTCACCCCTGCTGCGACCTTCCTGCGTGACCGCTACTTCCCCACCAACGACGCGAGCGACATCTTCGCCACCGACGACGTGCTCGTCGAGTTCCGTGACGGCAGCAAGAAGCTGGCGCCCTTCGTGGCCCCTCGCAAGGGCGGCGTCACCGTCCTGCGCGCCGGCTACAATATGGAACGCTACACCCCGCCCTTCGTGGCTCCCCGTCGCGTCCTGACCCTCGACGAGCTGCGCAAGCGTGGCTTCGGCGAGGCTCTCTACTCTCAGCTCACCCCTGAGCAGCGCCAGCAGACCCTCATCCTGCGCGACGCTGACGAGCTGGGCGAGCTCATCACCAACCGCGAAGAAGCGATGGCCGCCGAGACCATGCTGACCAATGGCTGCGTGATGAAGCACATCGCCGACGACGTCGACAAGGCCGACGAGATGGAGATCCGTTTCTACTCCGAGGCCAGCAACCCCGCGACCTACACCCCGACGGCCAAGTGGGACGCCACCGGCGGCAAGATCCTGAAGGATCTGGAGGCCATGATCCGTATGCTGACCAAGCGCGGCCTCCGCGCTTCTGATCTGGTCTGCTCCCCGGACGTGGCTGACACCATCATCAACGACGCAGCCGTGCAGAAGCTCCTCGACAACCGCCGCATCGAGATCGGCAACGTGGAGCCTGAGCTGCTGCCTGACGGCGCCGCCATCGTGGCCCGCCTGAACGTCCTCGGCCGCATCATCAGCGTCATCTCCTACGACCTGACCTACACCGACGACGAGGGCAAGGACAAGCTCTACATCCCGTCCGGCAAGTGCGTCCTCACCGCTCCCGGCGCTGGCCGCACCGCCTACGGCGCCGTCTCTCAGGTCGAGCAGAGCGATGGCGAGTTCCACACCTACGCCGGCCGCCGCGTGCCGAAGTATGTGAGCAGCGCCGAAGGCAACAGCCGCACGCTGACCATCTCCAGCCGCCCGCTGATGATCCCCAACAACAAGAACCCGTTCATCGTTGCGGACGTCCTGACGGACTGAGCGCAGCAGAAAGGAGCAGAGCATGATCCAGATCATCAAGGGCACCTTCGGCTACTATAACGGCCGCAAGGTGATCCCCATCACTGAAGCAGATGGCCCTCAGAAGTTCGACGACGAGCTGGAGGCCCGTCTGGTGAAGGAAGGCGTCGCCAAGTACATCGGCGAGCTGGGCGAGACTGCCGAGCAGCCCGCACCCGCTCCCGGCGACGACGCCGACGAGCCTGCCAGCACCAACACCGCGGCCGACGAGGCCCCTGAGTACAACGAGGACATGAAGCTCGACGAGCTGAAGGAAGTGGCCACGCGCTATGGCGTGGACGCCTCTGCTATGCGCAAGAAGGCCGACGTCATCGCTGCCATCGAGGCCACCAAGGCCGAGCAGCCTGATGACGGTGCCGACGACGAGGAGCCCCCTCAGATCGGC